CATCTGACCTAACTGTGTGGATGCAAACCATCCGTCTACGCCCGCTGGGTCGTTACCTGAGAACAGTTGTGATGCAGCGTTTTGTGCAAGGTCTGGTGTGAACTGCAACGCGGCAAACGTCCATCGTGACAATGATTTTGCTTTACCGTAAACGTTGCGTTGGAACCAGTTGCCCTCATCTTTTTTCTGCGGGGTGTTGGTTGTAATATATTTTTGTCCAGCAACATTAGATACTGCGTCGATTGCTTGTTGTGTTGCGTTGGCTTTCGCAAGGTCAAGAATTACACGTGGTGGTACCCACGGTGATTGACGATAGATTTGTGCGACGGCTTGGGCTTGTTGTGGTGTAACAAGTTTCTCAAACTTTTTCTGTGAATCAATGTTTGTTTGTGCGTCTTTGTCGTTGTTTTCTTCGTCGACTGGGTCGACCCATCCGAATAATGCCATTAGTATCCTTCGCGGATGTAAGAGTCCAACATGTCTGCTAGTTCGTCACTTGGGAATGTTGCGTAAAGTGCGCGTAGTTCGTCAAGTACTGGGTCGTTGTTTCGTGGTCCAATGTATCCGCCGATTGGTTGGTTGCGTCCTGGTCCAAATGGTGCGCCAGCGGTTACTGGTTCTGTTGGGCGTTCTGTTGGGCGGTTAAGTGGACCCATCGCACCTGGTGCTACACGTGGTTGTTGTGGTGTAGGTGTTGGTGCTGTGTCTGTTGGTGGGGCTGCCATTGGTACTGCACGTTGTGCAGCCATTTGTTTTCCTGCTTCACCATAGGTTTGTCCTGGTGCTGCTTGTACCGCAACTTTTTTTGCGGGGTTGCGTAGGTCTGAACGATTTGGGTATTGCTTTGCCATTAACCTAACCTACCTGCTAGTGAGAGAACACCGCCAGGTGTTCCTGGTTGTGCTGCTGCTCCTGCAGGTGGTCCCCCAAGTTGTGATAGGAGTCCTTCTATTCCTGCTGGACCTTCTGGTGCGACTGGTGCTTCTGCACCCATGCCTGGCATTGCTAAGCCTGGCATTGCTTCTGGTGCGCCTGGTTCTACTGGTGTTGCTTGGCGTTGTTGTGCGCGTTCGTTTGTTCGGCGCACAGCCTCATGTAGTGGCACGTTTTCTTCCAATGTAAGTTTGGTGAGGTAAGCGAGGTCGTCTGGTTGGTATGGTCCGTTAGGGTCAGCGGCTTGTGCTTGAATCGAAGATAGTAATGCGGCTTCGACTGATTCTGCGGTGATGCGGTCCTTTTCCAACTCTGGGTCTGAGATGAGTGGGTCGGCTTCGCGTGCGGATTCTTTTGACATGAGTCCTGTTCCGAGGCGTTGTCCAAGTCCAACGATGAGTCCGTTGACGTCTGCACCTGATGATGGATAGTTTACGTAGTGGAAGTCTGTTTCCCAAATTTTGTTTGGCACATAGTCGATGCGTCCGCTCGATTGGCGTCCTGGCATGAAGAACGATTTGGACATGTTTCCGAAATATGCTTTTTCTAGTGCGATAGCAATTTTGTCTTCTTCGAGTAGTGATTGGGAGAAGATTGATTGTGCTTCTTGTACGCGGAAATCTACGGTTGCTGACAACACGGATTCGCCGCGGCGTCCTGTTCGGATGTTGGTTCCTGATTCGCCACCGAACTCTGCTGGGATTGCACCTTCAAGACGCTCTTGGCGTTCGAGGCGGTCTAGTGCGACATCGGTTTTGTATCCTGGGTTTGATTGCAACTGTTGAATGTCGCCACCTTTAACTACACCAAGTTGTCCAGTCTTGCCGTCAGCGATTTGTAGGATTTCTGGGTTCTCGCCTGGGCGTGCTACGAGGTATTCGTCTGGGAAGATGCCGCGTTCGATAGCAATTTCGGTGAGTGCTTGCAAACGTGCGCGTGTGTAGTACATGCCCATAACACCGTCGAATTGTCCGCGTGGTAGGTCGAGGGTGATTCGTTGTGGTACGACTGCTAGTGGTATTCCTGCACGGTTTGGGATGCGTTCTAGTTCTACTACTTCTAAGCCTGCTCGTTCTTCTGGTGAGAGGTTGGTGGTGTTTTCTGGTCCCATAACACAGCACACAATTTCGTTCTCATCAACATATTCAAGGATGACGTATTGGGTGTCGAAACGTACTTTGCCCATGCGTAGACGTCCGATGACTTGTTCACCGTAGTTGGAGATGAGCCATGATGCTGGCTTCATGTAGGTGAAGATGCAGTCGTCTGGGACTAGGTTATCTGGGTCGTCTGATGGTGCAGCGTAGGTGTCTAGCGGGTTTCGTACTGACCATTTTGGTGAAAGGTTCCTGAAGTCTGGGCGCAGCATGACTGGGCTTGATGAGTATGCGAGTAGGTGTCGTGCGCGGCGTCGCATTTTCAAATCCATTTTGTTTGTATCCCACATGGATAGGATTGCTTTGCGGCGTGTGCGTGATAGTTCTTTGCTGCGTTCGTTGCCTTCTTTTACTGGCGGGAAGTATGGCATCGGCATGGTTGATGCGACACGCATTGAGGTTTGGTCTAAGCCTTGGACGAGTAGGTTTGCTGTTGAGGTGCGTGCGTTGCGGTCTAGTTCGTTTAACGGTACGATGACGTCGCCGTTTGCTAGGTCGCGGACGCGACGCATTTGTGCGAGTACTGGTCCTTGTGTTTCTCGACGTGATTTGTAGAGACTTACGATTTCTTCGACGGTAATTGCCACTAATCAACCTTTGCGATGTTAAACCTGGTGGTTATAGCATACACAAGTGTTATATCCATGACGGTCTCCACTGTCTTGGTGGTCGTTTTATGTTTGTAAGGTTCGGTGCGTGGAGGCAGGCGAACCATAGTGCCATTGCGAGGTCGGTGCCGTTCTTTTTGTCTCTGGTCCATTTGCAGAGTTCGTCTACTAGTGCGAGTGTTTTCCAGTTTCCGCGCATGGTTGGCATTCTGAGTGCGCCTGAGCGTGCAAGTGGTGGGAGTACCGCTTCGATTCCTAGGTTTTGGTCGAGTTTGTTGCGGTTGGTGGTGTGGGGGAGGATGTTGAGTCCCCATTTTGATGTCCAGCGGCGTACGAAGTCGTGTTGTAGGAGGAATCGTTGGGCTGCGTTGATTTCTACGATGATGTGGGTGACGGGGTAGCCGAGGTATTGGGCGCGTTCGCACCATTCTTGGAGGATTCCTGTGTAGGTTCCGTCTGTTGTGTTGTATCCGAGGAGGTTTTCTGCGGTGAGTTTGGTTCTTTGGATGTCAATGATGTGATATAGGTTGAGTTCTGGTTGGTAGAGCATCCAGATAAGTCCCCAGAATTGGGTTGGGGATGGGTCAATGCTGATAATGGAGACTACTGGTTGGCGTAATCCTGGTGGGATGTGTTCTGGTAGACGCTCGTTATCGATGCAACCCTGATATAGAACACCGTCTTGTCCTAGCCCTCCAGTAATCCACGTTCTATCAACAAGATATGTTTCGTCTGCGAGGTCTTCTTGTTGGTAGATGACGCGGAAGCGCTCATTGTTTGAAGAACGGAGATACGAGAGGTCTTTCCACGAGAGCCTTTTCGGGTCAAGTAGCGGTCCGTTAGGGTAAGCAGGCGCGTCAAGACGCCTGGATTTAGGACCAGTATCCAGGTCTTCGTAGTACGCCTTGTAAATAATATGCTTATATTTTTGTTTCTTGGTGGGTTCAGGCTTTTCAAGCACTGTGGTAGCCGTGACATCTTCGCCATCATAGTCATCTTCGTCGAGGTCATACGTTACTTTGTTCAGGCAGTGAGCATATAAGTCACCTGAGCCGAGGCGCTGTCCGACTACAACTAAGGTTCCACCTGGGTCTACACGTGCTTCTGCCATTGAGTCCCAGCGTTCTAAGAGTTTGTCGCGGGCTGTTGATTCTCTAGCGTTTTCGGTGGAGGCTACGTCGTCAAAGAGGCAGAGGTCTGCACGGTGTCCGATGAATTCTGCGTCTATACCGTATGCACGAACCGTTGGTTCTTTGTTATCTAGTCCGTTGCCGTCTAGTTGTTCAACAATGAATTCTTCTGCACGCCATAAGGCGCCTTTGTCGGCTGGTTTGAATCTTCCGTAGTCGATGGAGAGGCATCCTTGTGCGTCTTGGGCTAATCCTTTTTTTGCTAGTTCTGGGTCGGCGAGCATTGGGTTGGGGCGTTCTAATGTTTCGCGAATTCGGCGGGAATACATCTTGGCTAGGTTTTGGTTGGCGGAGCCGATGAGTACACGGATGGCACGGTTCTTTACGATTGCCCATACCGCAACATCGTGGAACAGGGTTGATTTGCCTGCACCTGGTGGGACATTCAAACAGATGAATTCTTTTTCTTCGCTGTCTAATGATTTGACGATTTCTAGGGCGGCTTCTACTTGCCATGGTGCAGAGACTCGCCCTAGGTAATGTTCACGGAAGAATTGGAAGTCGTCTAATCCTCGTTGTGCTTCAGGTGTGAGACGGTCTAATGGGATGGCTGGGGGTAGGTCTGCTGCTTCAGCCAAATCCATTGCGGCTTCCCACTGGACGCCGCCTTGACGACGGGTGTGTTTGGTGAGTTCGATTGCTGCTACATCTGCGTTTGCTTTGGCTACTTTAGATTTTTTTATCCAGTTGTAGCCTGTGTTGGGGTGTACGCCTGCGATGCGGCATGCGTCTAGTGTGGTGTGTCCTGAGTGGATTGCTTGCCAGAAACGTGCTTTGTCGTTTGCTGGAACCTTGCGGATTCCTTGTGCCATGTTCCCCTTAGTATAGGTTTATTTTTTGCGTGTGTCTTTTCTATTCTTAGGTGTGGTTGCTGCTGCCGCTGCAAGGCTTGCAGTTCTGACACTTGTTTTTACACCTTTAGAAACTTTGCTTCCGATTTGTGCGCCAACTTCGTTTGCACGGTTAGAAGCAATCTTGGTTAGACCAGATGCTGCTGCTGAGGTTTGACCCTTGGTCATAATTCTTGTTGACGCTAGGGTTGGTCCCATAGGGGAGTTGGTTCGGTAAACCTTGCCGCCAGTACTCATTGATTTTGGTGAAAGAGTTTCGAATACTTCTTGAGCCACTTTTCGTCCTGCTGCTGAGCCAGCAATTTTTCCTAAGATTCTTCCTACGCCAGCGCCTGCTGCCATAAGTGCAACGTCCACCGCAGAGTCTTTAATTACTTTGCCAGTGTTTTGTACTACGTTCTTTGCTTGGTATACGGTTGGTGCAGAAATAATTGGTCCTGGTGTGCTGTTACCAGATTTCTTTACTGAGGCTTTGTAATCTGCCAGTGAACCTTGATAGTTAGGTTTTGCTGGTTGAGATTTTTTTTTGCTTGCCATGTTGCAAATGATAACACAAAGATGCTATGGTCTTTTTGGAAGGAAAATCGAAGCGGTACGGGCGGGACCGTAAAAACCAGCGACTAAGGCGTTGCACATTCAAGTCTCCGAATAGTTACTTAAACACAACCTCGACAGTTGTGGGCTAGGAGGGGGAGAAGCGACATTACGGCGCAGTTTTTCTTGTCAAAGCGTGGGTTCGACTCCCATCGTTTTTCTTCTGCTATAGTGTTTTTTAATTTCACAAGTCGTCACTGTCGGGAGATAGCGATGCACGCAGGGCTGTACCACGGTTGCATGTGGCGGGGCGTAAACAGGGGAACCTGGGTTGGTATCTATTCTTTGAAATAGGTAAGCAGCGTGATGAACGTCATCTCATCAAACAAAGGTGTCGGCTGAAATTTGCCACGGCGACCTTCCGCGGGGGCGGGAACTGTGGGGGAGGCACTATCATGCTGTTCGGCATTGCATCCAACGGCAGGTAAACCATCTAGCGCGCCCTAGCGGGCTTGCTCGCAAAGAAGGTGAAACATGTTTGCTAACGTCTGACACTCTCGTTCGGTGCTTCTTTTTTTCCGTTTTTTTCTCACTCAAATATCCGCCGCTGTATAACACTTGCTCACACAAACAACAACTTTTTCCACAAAGTTATCCACAGGCTGTGAACAACTATTTAGCACTAAATCTAGAGCCACAAATGTGCATGTCTACAGAACGGCTATATCGTTACCTACACCCCGCGCGCGTCGGCATATGCCCAGTTGCTAAATCTACGCACGCCACGAACACATGTTCGCCTCACGCACAGTGACCGAATGACTACCAAACACCTGTTCGCTACCCTGCCCACCTACCTTTCCGCTTGCAAAAGTATATCCGAGTGCTTGCAGTAGTTAGCACGACGGCTCGCCTACTTGACAGTGTCTAGTGTTTTGTTACCGAGTGGTAGGTTACTGGCTGGTAACTTGTGGCTGACCGAACACTTGTTCGCTTGTGTGGCTGGTTTTGGCTTGGTGATATATAACGGATATATAAGTGTTTTGGCTTGACAAGTGTCTAACGGTTTGCTATAGTGGTAGTTGTAAGTGATAAGCACTAACGAAAGGGAAAAAATGACACGAAAAGACTACCAAAAATTAGCCACAATTTTGGGCGACATGTACCGAATGGCAAGCAAAGAAAACAAGTCAAGCATTCGGGACTATATCAATGGTGTAATTTCAGAATTGGCAAAGACTGAACCAAACTTCAATATAGCGAAGTTTGTTTACTGGCTAGATGTAGCGTCAGTCAAGTAGCAAAGTTTCCCCGTGCGCTGTAGGCGTGCCGTTCAATCGGGACACGGGACAAGGCAAAAGCCGACACATAAACCAACAACTACAGAACGGGGAAAGCATGGAAACTAAACCATACACATGGCGAACGCGCCAAGAAATAGAAATCTGCCAAGACTGCCTTTATGTCTCGGCTAACGGAATGCCGAAAGACGGGGACATACTCACGCCAGAAATCAAACTACATGCCGAACGATACGCCGAAGGTCTAAAGCAGTACGGAGACGAGCCCTACAGCGACCAAGACGAACCTAGTTTCTCGTGGCAGTCTTGTGACTTCTGCGGAGATAACCTCGGCGGAAATCGTTACACAGCGTCAGTGATGCAACTACACACGGAAGGGCAATAAATGAAAATTACAAGATTACGCAATGGCGCTTACCAAGTGTCCGCCATGGTCACGGGCAATACACCATGGGCAAGACTAGAAACCCAAACCTACTACGGTTACAC